GATCCGACCCTCGTATATAAGACCATCGTCACGGTAGCTAAAAGCAAGGAACATTACACATTCATGTTGCCGGTCAAAGAAGAGTTGGACCTTAAAAAGTGCGCCCAAGTGGCTGGTGAAAAATCGATCGAAATGCTCCACCAAAAAGATCTTCTGCCATTGACAGGTTACGTCCATGGCGGCTGCTCTCCTATCGGTATGAAAAAAAGGTTCAAGACCTTCATCCAAGAAGATATCAAAGATAAAGAAAATATGTATTTTAGTGCCGGAAAGATCGGCTATCAGATTGAAACTTCACCGATTAAACTAGCGCAACTGATCGATGTCCAATTCGCTGATATAATACAAAAATAAATAAAAAGGGTTCGTTTTGCGCCCTTTTTACTTAAAATAAACTACTTTTTTAAAATAGAGGTACGACGACTCCACCGAACGTATCTTCGATATATTCTCTAATCACGTCGCTAGTGATGGCACTGACGAGAGCTTTGATTATCGGTTTTTCCGCGTTCTCGCTTTTCACCACTATCTCGTTACCATAATCGCTGAGGGTCTCATCATCTGTAACTTCCGTCGTGATAAGATGATCTTTTATCGTATCGCCGAAACCGACGAGAGCGTAATTGCAGTTGATGACTCCTACCGCTGCACTAGATAGATTCGCGGCGAGCAACTCCGCCGATATGGGGGTTAAAACATAAGGCGATGTGACTTCATCAGTCGAATATAAATCATTGGATCCTGGGTCACCAGACAGTGTCACTAAACCATTGGCAGCGAGCAATTTTAAAGCTCTATCTTGATTAGAATTATCGAGCGGTAAAATTATTGAATCGCCATCTTCTAGTTCATCTAACGATGTCTTGGTTCCCTTATATATACCGAAATATTCATAGTGGATCTTAGCTACACCGGTTAAAACACCACTTTGATCGCTATCTTCGAGGTATCCTTGAAGATAGACGTCGTGTTGGAAATAGTTAGCATCAAACTCTCCGGAGATGGTCTTCGGATTGTATTGTGTCCAATCTCCCAAAGTAACGATTTCAAGCTTATACCCAGCCTTTTCAATGGCTGGTCTCGCTTGCTCTAGTATCAAAGAGTGAGGAGTCGAATCGGCACCGACCACCAAAGTATCGTCATCGATCGTATTGCTAGCTCCACAAGATGAAAGAGCTAAAGCAGCAGCTAAAGCTCCAAACGCCAAATATTGAACCTTCTTCATAATTTAATTTCTCCTTTTTCAATTAATTTCTTTTATCTATCTTTTTCGATAGAACATTGCACGACGACTGAAAGAATTCGACCATGATTATGAGAGCGACGATACACCGAGCGATCAAAGCGTAATCGTTCTTTTGCACATAACCAATACTATAAGCGTACTGCCCTAAACCTCCTGCACCGATCACGTAAGACATCGTCGAATAGCCGATGATTGCGATCGAAGATATCGCTACGCCCCTCACGAGAGAGGGAATCGACTCCCTGAAGTAGACGTGATAGATGATCGTGAGTTTACTCGCTTTCATCGTCAAGAAAGCTTCGATGAGACCACGATCCACTTCGAGCAAAGAAGTTTCTACGACCCTCGCGACAAAAGGTATCGAGGCGATGGCTAGAGGAACGATGAGCGCATTAGTACCATATGACCTTCCTAACAAATTCCTCGTGAAAGGTATCAGGAAAATCAAGAGTAAGAGGAATGGTATCGAACGCAATATATCGACGATCCAAGATAAAACTTTATTAAATGTCGGATGTGGCAATATTCCATCCTTCCTCGTTATCGCTAGAAGAACACCGAGTGGCAACCCGAATAGATAAGCTATAACTGTCGTTATCGCGACCATGTATAGCGTTACCCAGTTGTAGCCAAAATTACCGTTCGTATTGTCGCTAGATTTCACGAATATCTGATTGAAATATTCGCCAGTCGCCCTTCCAAAAATTGTCGGAAAGACATCCTCATAGCCAAGAATCGCTCCCATCAAAACGAAAACTAAGAGGATTATCGCGATTATACTCAAAACAATCAAATCGATATATCTTTTCGTTTTCATATCAATATCCCCTCTTTTCAAGCACAGCTAAGACGTATTCGGCATCCCCTTGAGCGATTAAACGAGAGTTGTCTAACAAAGCGGCTTTCGAACAGATCTTACGCACGACTTCGAGTTCGTGAGTTATTATCACGATCGTCGTCTTGCGTTTTATATTTATCTTTTTTAGTAGGGCCAACACCGAAGAAGTAGTCGAACTATCTAAGGCGCTAGTCGGTTCATCGAGAAGCAATATGTTTGAGTCGCAAGCTAGGGCTCTAGCTATCGCTACGCGTTGCTTCTGCCCACCGCTCAACTTAGCTGGATATTCGTGTGCTTTTTCCGCTATGCCGACGAGAGAGAGCAACTCATCAACCGACTTTTTATATTCGTCTTTTTTCTTTTTAGCGATCTTGAATGGTATTGCTACATTATCGAAGACATCCTGCTGCATCAAAAGGTTATACCCTTGAAAGACGATCCCGAGGGCTCTAAATCCAGCTGGCTCGCCATCGATTTCGATCCTTCCCTCGCTCGGCTTCTCTAAGCCTGAAAGCAAGCGCAAAAGAGTGGTTTTTCCAGCCCCGGATTTACCAATCAGTCCAAATATCTCACCATCTTTGATGGTCAAAGATATGTCATCTAGTGCTGTGAACCCGCCTTCTTTACTCTCAAACGTCTTCGTCAAATGTGCGATTTTAATCACGTTTACCCCCCATAATCTCTAACAAATGATCACGTTCACATTCGTTTTGAGTAAACGTCTTTTTCTATGTCCTTATACGTCATATAAAAAGGCCTCCTCCTGACAATAAATTATTGTAAGGACGAGACCTAATATCTCGTGGTACCACCTTATTTCATCCCCTAGTCACCTAAAGGATCTCGATAGGAACAAACATTCCCCTGCGCGATTACGGGCGCTCCCGAGGTATCCTACTATAGACTTCAGACCCCAGTTCCAAGACCATGTTCCTCATCTTTTGCCATATCCGATTCCACCGTACCGGACTCTCTAGATAGTAGAGAAGAGTACTCCTTCTTTTCTTAACTTTGAATACATTTAAACCCCTAAAATAAAATTAGTCAAATTATTTTTCATCGGTTGAACATTAATTCAAATGTTCTTATAAATCTTAAATATAATCATTCACATAAACTCAATTATACAGTTTCTACCGTGTAGATTAGATAGTTATCAAAAAGAACTAAATATCTCTAAATTGATAATGGACAACATTCATAGATGAGAAAAAGCTCTTATATATTATTATTAATTCCCTTTTTTTAAAGAAGGGTGTAGCACGTATTTATATGATTAAATAGTTAATATCTTACTTTTAGCGACTCCTAGATATTAAATCTTAAAAAAATTATATAAGACATTTAAAAATTCCTCTTAAAGTTAAAGAAAATAAAGATTGCAATAATTCATATAACCTATCGAAGCATAATTTTAAAGCAAAGTTACTAGATGCTATAAGCATTCAAAGAATATAAAAGAAAAGGTTAGATTACTGTTCATAATCTAACCTATGGATAAGATACGAATGACAATCACAATAGAATCTAGCGCGAACAAGCCTTTACACTTTTTTAGATAAACATTTAATTACTCGGATAATGCTCCCCAAGAGACATGCGAAGCCTTCGCCTCAACCTGCTCGGAGAAGAATTGGAAAGCGAATTGATTGTAGCAATAATCGTAATCTGTAACTGAGTAAGTGTAAGTTTGACTATATATCTGTTCAGGATTGGCCACGCTTGTCCGGGTGATCGTAAAGTCGCTGCCTGAGGTGCTTAAATGTCTCTCTATTCTCAATTTGATGCCTTGAGACGCATCGAAACTAGTAGCATCTCCGACGATGTTGACCGTTTGCCACTCTTTGTCACCCCACGCTGCTTGGATCTTCAAATCATTCAAATCACCGTTATTAGCCTTGATTACAAATCTTCCCATCGTCATCTGAGACCGATCTCTCTGCCTAATGCAGATACCGATGTTACCAGTGCTAGAAGCGTCGCTAAGTGCGAAATCGCTGTAGGTGGCTTCAACATATCCATCTCCGAATACCGAAAGGTCAGGAGTAAGGATGGAACTATTCATCCCAACGGTAGCTTGGGAAGTGAAGGTCAGTCCATCGGTCTCGTCGACTTTGATGGTATCTCCGTAGACAGCTTGCGCTTCACTGTCGCCATATCTCTTCTCGTATCTCAATAGATCGCTCGCATCATTTTGACCGAGAGAGGCTAATTTATCGACGGCATCTTCGCCGCTAAAATAATCGATATTTTGATATTTTACGTTCGTGTAAACCGACATGAAGCCAGGTCTCGTCGGTATTCCAGCTAAGGCTTCGACAACTCCCGACTGCATATAAACGCCGTTTACAAAAGAGTAAAAGGTATCTCCCACCCTAGCCGTAGCTAACTTAACGGTAGAACCGATCTCCGACAAATCGTAACTAGGAACGTTATAATTAGTTATAATATCAAACTGTCTCGTATAATCGGTGACCGACACTTCATTAGTGAATGTGACGACATTCCCCCATTTATGCGCCCAATCAAATTGATTTGTAAAGGCATTAGAGACCGCAACTCCGTAATAAGGCGTTTCATTTAAAACATACTCATCAGCGAAATTTGCGAATCCAGCCATGCCACTATCAACCCACGGATCGTAATCGAGCGATACATCGGCTTCCATATAATAAGTCGTGCTTGCAGCAATATTTAGAGGTAAGGTCTCGACATCGGAAGCTCCATTGCCCGCGCCACTCACCACCGATGGATTATCGCTCAATTCATCGTAATAACGATATGTCGTACCTTCTTCTTTATCAAATAATTCAGGATAAATATTGAAGACGATCGAATCACTCTTCCCGTTAGAGGTGACGGTTATAGTCGCACTGCCTTCAGCAAGTCCGCTTACGAGCCCATTCTCATCTACCGTAGCGACACTTTCGTCGCTGCTCGACCACACGACCGCATCGGTTGAATAAGTTGGGTCGATTATGTATTCAATTTGCTTTGTAGCGCCGATAAAAATTTTTGCATCTTCCGCGGTAGTTGTAATATCGATTCCTTGGGTGTGGGCATAAATAGTAACAAGTACGGAGTCGCTAAACCCACCGCTCGTGACAGTTATCGTGTCTTGTCCGACTGCTATTGCAGTGACTAAACCAGTTGAATCGACAGTCGCGACACTTTCATTGCTGCTCGACCAAACGACCGCATCAGTTGAATAACTTGGGTCGATTGTGTATTCAATTTGCTTTGTTGCTCCAACAGAGATTTTTGCATCATCTTCACTTGTTGTAATCTCTATAGCCTCGGTATTGGCATATACGGTAACGAGTATAGAGTCGCTAAACCCACCGCTTGTGACAGTTATCGTGTCTTGTCCGACTGCTATTGCAGTGACTAAACCAGTTGAATCGACAGTCGCGACACTTTCATTGCTGCTCGACCAAACGACCGCATCGGTTGAATAGGTGGGATCGATTATATATTCGATTTTCTTTGTGCCGCCGACAGAGATTTTTGCATCATCTTCACTAGTTGTAATCTCTATAGCCTCGGTATGCGCATAAACGGTCACAATTATACTGTCGCTGAATTCGCCACTCGTGACAGTTATCGTAACATTACCGACGCCAATTGCAGTTACTAGGCCAGTTGAATCGACGGTCGCGACGCTCGCCGTATCACTAGACCAAGTTACACTTTTATCTGTCGCATTATCAGGAGTGATTGTCACATTCAATTGTTTAGTTTCGCCCCTTTCAAGCTCGAGGTTATCCCCTTCATCTATCGTCACTGCGGTAACCGCAATGACATTTTCTTTAACAGTAACTTCAACAGCGGCAGTTTTGCTCGTATCAGCGACGGAAGTCACCGTTATCGTCGCACTCCCTTTAGCTAAAGCGGTAATTAAACCATTATCGCTCACGCTAACCACTCCACTTCCTTTGCTCACAGCGTAGGTCACTACGGTATTATCTGTTCCAGTTACTGTCACTCCAATTTGAGCGTTTTCACCTTCGACAAGTGTGAAACTTTCAGTTGTGACGGTTAGGACAACCTCTTGCGTCTCGACTTCTCCACAAGAAACGACGCTAGTTAAAATAAGCGATGCTGTTGAAAATGCTAAAACGGCGCTTATAACAAACGGCACAGATTTTCTTTTATGCATTATATTTCCTCCATGCTTTGAAAACTTCTCCCCTATTTTAGTGAAAATGTAAGCGCTTTAAAAACTTTAAAATTAATGCTAATTGGTCTAAAAAACATTTTTTTAAAAACCTTTAAATTATAAAATCTCGAATTGCTACATGTCAGAAGGCACTTAGATTCAAGAGATTTGTGTGGTTTAGGCGGTTATATCTATTTAGAGTGTCGAAGAAAAAATTAGATTATTAACTACAATTTAAAACGTAAAAATACTCTCGAAAATATGCCTGATATAAAAGAAAAATATTGTATTTGTTCATCATTTAAAAAACTTTATATTCGTGTTAGTGAAAAATTACAGCCATATTTAAGTTTCGATTATGCTCTCATAACTAATAAATTGTCGAAATTAATATTTAAAAAAAGTTTCCGATTTTGTTCGGAAACTGGTTTTTCGTGGAACTGCACAACAAATTTGATACAATTTGCACCCCCTAGCATATAAAGCGTTTAACGAGTGCACCCCCTACCCCATATCCGTTTAACGAGTGCACCCCCTATTTTTCTTTAGAAATAAAAACCCCGGTTAATGAAAGAAACCAGGGTTTTGAAGTGAATCGTTATGATTAACGTGCCACGATTCATTATGTTGTTTGGCACGGCGCCACCTCATTGATGATGGCAATCGGATAAAAGGTCGATCCGAAACCGCTATAGTCGGTTGTTGAAAGTATAACAAACTTATCTACCGATTTCCTCAATTATTGACAGGCCATTGTAAAATTTAAATTCAATAGTTCCATCAGCATGCACCAAGGCTTCATCAACTGATGAATTCCATAGTGCCTGGTTCCAGCATCCGATATTCTTATTGTCTTTTTCAAGACATTTTTTGAAATCAGCAACTGACTGGGCTTTTACTGTTCTTTTTGTCTTCTCGTTTGCAAGTTCGGCAATTCTGCTTTTTATAGAGTCAAACTTCTTACACAGGACATTGTATTTCTTTTCATACTCTTCCTGTGACTGTGCCTTTGAGGCATTCTCATTGACCATTTGGCTCGCTTTCTCCGCAACGATATCAAGATCGGCACTTAGTTCTCTCACCTCATCATCAATGGCCTTTGTGTCCTTCAGATCCTTAATGATCATGTCACAAGTTTCAGAAGCGGCTGTTCTGTTCTCGCCGATCAAATCATAGGCCTTCATGAATGCGCGTTCTATCTGCTCCTCAGTAAGATGAGGGGTTTTGCATTTTGATTTTCCCTTATTGAATTTGCTGTCGCACTGGTATATTACCTTTCGATATTCGGATGTCGAATGCCAGACTTTTGCCCCATAGACTCCTCCACACGAGGCGCATCTGACTTTACCCTGGAATTTATTAGAGGTGTTGTGATACGTCGGAAGTGCTGCTCGTTTAGAGAATTCAAGCTGCACCGCCTCCCAGTCTTCAGCGCTTATTATCGCCGGATGACTGTTATGAACATAGTACTGTGGGACTTCGCCATTGTTCTTCTTCAGTTTTTTCTGGAGGAAGTCCACCGTGAAGCTCTTTTGAAGTAAAGCATCACCTTTGTATTTCTCATTCTTTAGGATTGATATGACGGTTGATTGCCTCCATTTGTCCTTTCTCATCGGAGACTTTATCCCGGTCTCCTCAAGATGTCTGCAAATAGACACCGGGGTTTCGCCACTGATGAAATACGAATAGATGCTTCTCACGGTATTTGCTTCCGATTCCACAATCTCGATCTTTCCGTTTTCATTTTTTCGGTACCCGAGAAAATTCTTGAAGGCAAGATGAACCTTCCCATCGCTGAACGACTTTCTCTGTCCCCATGTGACGTTTTCGGATATCGACCTCGATTCCTCCTGAGCAAGCGATGACATGATTGTTATGAGAAGCTCTCCTTTGGAATCCATCGTGTAGATGTTTTCCTTTTCAAAATAGCACTCTACGCCTTTTTCCTTGAGCTTTCTTATCGTTATCAGACTATCAACAGTGTTTCTGGCAAATCTAGATACGGATTTCGTTACGATTAGGTCTATCTTTCCAGCGAGGGCATCTTTAATCATTTCATTGAATCCCACTCTCTTTTTGGTGTTGAGTGCGGATATTCCTTCATCTGTATACACTTTGACGAAGCTCCATTCAGGATTGGCCTGAATCTTCTTTGTGTAATAGTCGATCTGCGCCGAATAAGATGTGAATTGCTCATCGCTGTCAGTGGAAACCCTGGCGTATCCTGCAACCCTTCTTTTAAGTCCTGATGAAGATATCAGCTGATGTGTAGAAGGATTCACCCTCGATGGTATGATCGTTACTTTTGGCATAATTTCTCCTCCTTTTTCTTCGTGGATCTCTTCCTTGCCTTTTCCTTCATATCGTCAGTCCATGATAAAGACCTGGATTTATAGGACCATCTGAATTCATGTTTAGTTCCATCAGTTAACTCAAATACCAGCAGATTATCCTGATGGACCATTATTTGTTTCACCTTTGCTTTGAATATAGTTTTATCGAAACCTTCTGTCTGGAAGATTTCATTGAATCCATCAAGGATCGCCTCTTCCGGCACGTTCTTTGATGAGCAGTATGATTTACCTTTCGATAAGTATCGTGTGCAACCCCACACTGACTTCCCGTGGGTCTTTTTCCTGATATAACTCCATCCGCAAGTGGCACATCTGACTTTTCCCTTGAATTGGTTTCCGTCACTTTGCCTACTTGGGAGGTTTTTGAATATCTCAGCCCTCCTTTTCAATTCTTTTTGGGCCAAGATAAAAGTTTCCTTTGAAACGATGGCCTCATGGCTGTTCTCGACCAAATACTGAGGCAATATCCCATTATTTTTATATGAATGTTTATCCAGATAGTTCTTTCGGTACGTTTTCTGCAAGAGAAGGTCGCCAGTATACATGCCGTTGTTAAGGATCGTGTTTATGCTCGACTTTGCCCACACAGTATTCTCAAACCTCGTTTTTCTGCCTAAATCAGTCATTCTCTGGGCTATTTTCTGTATTCCAAGACCATCAAGAAACAAACTGAATATCAGCCTAATTGTCTCGGCTTCAGTAGGTTCAATCACAAGCTTTCCTCCCTTGAGCCTATAGCCAAGGAAAGTAACGCTCCAAGCCTTCCCTTCTTCAAAATTCTTTTTTATCCTCCATTTCATGTTCTCGCTCACTGACTTTGCTTCTTCCTGTGCAAAGCCTGCAAGAATTGAAATCATGAGCTCTCCGTCACCGCTTAAGGCATGAATATTCTGTTCCTCAAAAAAGACATCAATGCCCAGCTGTTTTAATTCCCTTACCGTTTCTAGTAATACTATTGTGTTTCTAGCAAACCTTGATATCGACTTGGTTAGAATCAAATCAATTTTATGAGCCTTGCAATCGTCTATCATTCTATTGAAATTCTCTCGGTTGGCCTTCGTTCCGGAGATTGCCTCATCAGCGTATACACCTACGAATTCCCAACCATCACGCACTTGGATCATATTGCTGTAATAGCTCACTTGGTATGAAAGCGAATGAAGCATTGCATCTTTTCCTGATGAAACACGTGCATAGGCTGCAACTCTCGTTTTTCTTTTAAGTTCAGGAAGCGCCTGAATCTTCACAATTTTTGTATCCAATTTATCGTCCTCCTTTCATTCATATACATCACTCTAAAAGGAGGTTATATCAAGTTGTGTTTTCCTATAAATGCTATTGAGTTTGAAGCCATATTTTAAAGCCAATTCACGTTCATATTTTGAGTAGTCTCTTTCATTCAAAATGCTCGCGTTTATGAGGCTTTTAAGCGTGTTTATCCCAATGAGATATCTCTCATAATTGAGCTGTTTATCTTTGTCCATCGTCAGCCGCCTTGCTCTTATAGCGAGCGTTGATATAGCACTCATGAGAACAGTACCTTTGATCTTTATGGGAATAGGAAACAAACTCCTTGCCGCAACAAGCGCAAACAAACTTTTTGTCGCTTGCTTTCTCTATGTTTTTTCTTCTTTTGTTCCACCATTCGTTCCTGCATTTATCACAGCAAAAAACCTTCTTATGGCTAGAAGGATTCGCTATTTCCATTCCACAATTCTTGCAATGAGCTGCTTCTGTGTTTTCAGAGGCAACCCTTCGCAGGGTGGATTTGACCGTATTTAAAGAAATGCCTAGTTCCTTGCTTATCTTTTTTGCTCCATAGCCCTTAGACCTGAGGTCATATATCTGTTCTTTGATTTCCGGCATAGACGTTCCTCCTGAAGATGCCCTTCAAGAGTTAAAGAACAGCGAGAGCAAAAATGAGTAAAAAGGCCTTTAAGAAGCAGCCCCTTTGGAATTCTTATGGAACTAAGGCGATAAACCTAGTCTTATTTCAGCTCGTCAATAGCCTTAGATATTTTCTTCCTTTGACTTTCGCTCAACCCGCTGATTTTCTCTTCGAGCGATTCCTTTGATGCTGATTCCGGAGCTGTCGTTTTTGTCAAAGCAATTTTGTCTCCTTCGCAGACGACTTCCACATATTCGCCGCTTGTGAATCCAGCTTCCTTCAGCCACTTGCCTTTTAAGATGATGGTCGGTACCTGCGTATAGTTCCCTCCGCCCATAGACTGCTCGTAGATTTTTAGTTTTCTAGACATATTGTAATTATCTCCTTTTAAAAAAGTGTTCCTCTATATACATATAGGGACTTAAAGATGGTTTTTTACTAAAACTTTTCAATAATTATAACATGGAGGCATAAAAAAAGACCTCCCACAAGGCAATAAGCCAAGCAAGAGGTCTAAATTATTAAGCATTCTTCAATGTATCAATTGTCGATTCAACCTGAGTGCTGATCCATGCATCAAGGTCACCATAGTTTTTCTTGATGTAATCAATAAGCTCGGTGCCAAGCTGAGATTTGATGATTACTGTAGCCTTATTCAATGCGGTCTTTTGGGCTTCAGCGTCAAAGTCTCCGCTTTTCTTAAGCGAATCGACGTAGGTCTGAAACACAGACTTTACTGCACTAAGCACTATCTCAGATGCCTTAGACAAAAAAGCGGCCGCCTTCTCGTCTTTGATCTTGGTTCCTATCCATTGGATTAGTTTTGTCCCAAGCAAGCTGATAAGCGGTACTATTACCGCCGTGACAACGATACTGATGATATTTAACAAAATGTCATTCATGTTTTTTTCCTCCCTTTATATGTATGTTCTGGTCTTCTATGTGGTTGTTGACTTTCTCTTCGACCAATATGAGCCTTGCATGGAGGTCGTCATATTTGGCCTGAAGTTTATCTAGCGTCTTTTCTATTCTGTCTATCGAAGATTTTATGTATCCGACGTCTGAGAGAAGGACACCTTCGCTTTTTCCGTCTTTCTTCTCGTCTGCCTTTGAGCCCTTGTGAAAGGCAAGATAGGCAAAGAGAATACTCGACAATGTACCAAGCACGCTGATTATGGTCAGGACTATTTCAATTTCAGACATGGTTGAGTTCCTCCTTTACTTTTCTGATGTATTCAAGATATGTTCCTATGTTTTCCCTGTAGATCTTTTTCCCGATTGCTCCGTCGTAGTTCCATTTGAAAGTTATCATCTCTTCTTTGAAGCTATCAGGTATTTCCGTACAGAATTTGCCTGTTTTCTTATAGTCTTCAAGCTGGCCGCGGATCCTGATGATGTGATAGAAACGTTTGAGGGGCTCTTCGGTGTCAACATACAGGAACATGAAATACTCATAGACTGCTTCAAGGTATTTTCCCAGCGATTTCGTGATGTCATAGTTCACGAATTGCTCATAGTCCTTGACATACTCCTTATTCATATAGATAAGCAATGAATCGATGTTACACATGTCATCAATGAAGATTTTGTTATAGCCGCACATGCTTTCGTCAACATACTGTCTTTTCATCATGAAATCCCTTCCGTAAATGAAGAGATCAAAGTCGCCGCATGATGTGTGGATATACCCGTTAAATCCGTCAACGAACACGTTGATATCGATATCGGACTTCCCATCCTCGTAGCAGTCATAGGCAAGAGAGCCGCCAAAGTACATAAACATGATCTTGTAGGTTCTCAGGGCATTTGAAACAACGTTATATATGTATTCTTTGGAGAACCTGCCGAGTACCACATCTCTCTTCTGCCTCATGTCCTTAATCATCTTCAGCATCCTCGAATCCTTCTATATTCTCCTTGAGCCAGGAGTAAGAGGCACTGAACGAGTTTCCACCAACAAATTTCTCGTAATCCTCCGGAGGGACAGTTATATCTATCGAATCTATGAATTCAAAGCCTGCATCGCGTTTTTCCTTTGAAATGTATGAGGCAACACATATCGTCACTTCTTTGCTTATTGCATTGATTGAGACACACGTGACCCTGTGATATGAAGCCGCGATGCCATAAGTCGAATCAAGATTTTTAATTAATGCCATGTTTTTCCTCCTTAGGCTGTGCTGTTGGCAGCTCCGGTATCTGTGCTGTTGATGCAGATTACCTTCGATGCGGTACGGATATAGACTTTATGGTTGTAATAGTCGATCGCCATCTCACCTATCCTTGTGAGATTGCTGGTCGTAGGGGCCTTTGTCCCTCTTTTAATAACGATTGTCGACATTAGTATGTTCCTCCATCTATCGTTGAACTTGGTGTCAAGACTTTGCTTGAATTGACTCCGATATAGACTTTCTTGATCGGAGGATTGTAGTTACCGTCAATCGAGACGAACATAGAAAGTGCGCCAGCCACTGTCGTAGATTTGAGTTCACTTAGGGACTCACAATAATTGACATAGCTAAATTCGCTTCCGCACTTAGGGTCGGTGATATAAACATGAGACAATGTTTCGAGCTGTTGGTTTGTGAGGTGCTTAGAGCTGTTTAAGTGAGTGTTGTAAGCCGCTTCGCTGACACCACCCAATTCCGAAAGACTAATCGAAACTGCGCCGGTTTTTCCGTTTACCGAGGTGACCTTGTCGGTAGGAGTCATCAATTCCTGCCAGTTTGCCTCAACGGAAGGGTCGGCTGTCTTTAGGATAAATGTCTTACTGAGGTCTGTTCTCACGGCGACATCCCCTACCTGAGCAGAAGTAAGTCCAAGCATTGCGCTGGCGCTCGAGACAACAAATGTATCGGTGATTGCCACCTGAGGTATGATGTTCTGACTCAGCTTGCCATCGCTGTCAATAACAGGGATCCTTCCAGATGTGTTTCCGACGTTGAATCTGGAGGCCTGACCGAGATCCAATACGGAGATCTTGGTGTCCATAGCCGAATCGGCGTTTTCCTTCGAGTAGAATTCGATATAGTCCGAGGCTGTTAAAGGTGAGGATGTCGTCCCTGTCTTGTCAGCCTTTGATATATAGAGGTTCTTACCGTTTAGATCGATGAGAGGCTCTCCTGCCCTTATTGTGCCGTTACCGACCAAAGGGCCATTCCCACTGCTGGTTTTTCTTTTAATTTGTATTGTTGCCATTTTAATTTTCCTCCTTAATAGCTGACAAACACTGCGAACACCTCATGAGAGATATCACCCGCCGTAATGATCAGCGTTCCGTTTTCGTATTCGACGATCGCCGTATAGTCCTGCCCGAGAAATTTGTAGTTGACAGAAATCCCCGTCCTGCCTCCCAGCGTTTTCGAGTTGAGCGTGACTATGTTGTTGCAAAGATAAAACGAGATGATGAGCACATCCTTTGATTTGAGGCTGTTCAAGTCAAACTTCTGAACTCCTTTTGAATATGAGGAATGAGAGATTGTCGTGCTGGCGATCCCATATTGCTTTGAGTCTATCGTTCTGACTATTTCCGACTTTGCTGCCTGAAGCTCATCTTTATTCGTTGAGATATAGACAAGTTGTGACGTGTCAATAGAAAGTGACGATGCCGTCTTTCTGTAATAGCAGATCGGGAGCTCGAACACTCCTTCTTCCTCAAGAAGATTTGTCTGGGTAAGGCTTGGATAAACGTTAGTCGCTTCCTTGAGGACAAGCGTCACCGTGTTAGCTGAGGTATCGACCTTTATGACGACTGTCCCATATGCGGAAGAGTCAAGAGTGACAGTTATCGATGTGTCCTTTTCAACGTAGACACGTCGGCCATATATCGAGACAAACCCGTCAGCAAAGGTGATCTTTCCATTTGCCACGCTGGGATATATCTTCCCGCCAAGATCGTAGAAGATTCCGTTCACTTTGTTTACTAAGTAATAATTGAATATTGCATCATTTTTTGCGGTGTTTATTGCACCATCAAAAGTAAGTTTTACTAAAGCCATTAATAATTTCCTCCATCAACATCGGTAATAGTCGTCGAGACGGAAATATTCCCTCCAGACGATCCTATCCCCTTCTTTAATAATTTTATTTTGTCCGTAAGGGACGTTCTCTGCTCTCCTAAAGTCAGATAGCATACATCAAAGTTCTTTTTGTATTTGATCTGCGTGAGCAACGTGTCATATGTTTTGTTTGGTCCATAGAACTCGATGTAGAATCCAAGAAAGACGTTAACAAGAGGTATGAATACATTGTTATAGACACTAAGCGTGAAAGTGATCTCATGGTCGCTTATCGCCGAGCAGAGCGAACTCTGCGCCTTTGTTTTAAGGGAATCGTAGTCATCATCGGAATAGTACTCGGCGGTCGCATTTACATACTCATATCTTCCTTCGGCTTCCCTATCCTCCGATATGCCTCCGTCCCTCAGAAGATAATAGGAGACCGCTGCCTTATGGGTCTTGTTCTCTTTCTTAGGATAAAAAGTTATCTTGTTGATCGAATTGATGTCGGAATCGGATATGGAAAGGTCCCTGATTTCTTTAAAGTCATATCTGAGCTTGGCTGACTTTGCGACTTCTTCGATGATGATTCTTATAGACGTAAACCTTCCTCTGAGAAACCCGACTTTGTACTTGACGATTATGTTGTAGGATTTTAAGAGAAGCTCGATAAGATCATCAATGCTTATAAGGCAGTCAGCATCATAGGTTAGCTTCCCGTAGACAGAGGATCTGACGTTTATATCCAGATACTTGAGGCATTGCCTTGTATCTTCGTTTTCGACGAATGCCTGCCTTATCTTGCTTGAAAGTAACGCGCAGAGGTCTCCGGAGTAGGTTTCGACAGGGACTTTTATGTTGAAAAGCTCCTTGAAGTCCTGACAGTGAATCTTAAGTGTTCCGTCATCTCCGCTGATGATTCCCTCAAGTATTCCTATGTAACTGAAGCTCTCGTGTTTAAGGATTACTACATCCCCGATAGACGCGTTTATTGCTTTTTTATTGAGTGTAAATGTTGACTTCTGTGAGACTACCATATCGAGCACAATTTCGAAGTCCGGTTGAATCGGAGCAAAGTCTTTGTATGACAGAGTGTTTCTGTTTAAGAATATAAGCTGCATGTTAATTACCCAGATACCCTTCCACCATCGTTATTGTGCATGTCGGCGATGATGTGGTATTCGGTCTGAACTCAATGTCATAAGTACCTTTTTCAAGGAACAGAAAATTCTCGCAGGTAAAGTCCTGATACTCGTATCCATTCACCGCTTTGCCATTCTCGGTGATCTCTATCTTCTGGTCAGTAGGAAAGGCATCCACCTCGATTTTTGCATCAGCGCTTGAGTAGTAGATCTTCATCTTCATGATCTCCTTCCCGCTTTTGCTGACGATTATCTCTGGATTGTCAAAGGCTCCGTTTATGATTATTCTCAGCGGTGCCTTAGCGTATCCGTTGTTGGTAATAGACACGGTACCTTTGTAGGATTCCGAATAGGTGTAGGAAAAAGAGTATGGATAGACCTTACCCGTCTCGGTTACTTTTATTTGGATTTCCTTGGTAACGTTTCTGAACCAAAAGGAAAGCTTTTTTATCTTCAGTTCTGACTGTATGGTTCCGGCCACGAGCTGCGCCTTACTCAAGGAAACGATCTGGCAATTTGCATACCTTACATCATCGCTTTCGTAGTAAATGTCGAAGCTTGAGGAATTCTCTATGTAGCTTAGGAATGCCTTATACCCCTTGTATCCTTTTAGAAACACAAGAGACAGAGAGATATCCGTCATTTTATTGACCTCGGACTGTCCTTTGTAGATATTCCCGTAGTCGGTGAAGGTAAAGCTTTTCTCAAAGCCTAGTCCAGACAGATCGCTTATAAGGACCCCGCTTGCGTAATCGAAGCGAAAGGAGGTCCCTTTTTCATTTATCAAATACAATTTTCTCATAGATATGAACCTCCTAATGCCTTGTTAATTGAATCGACATCGAACTCGCTAGAAGACGTATTTATCGTCACGTTGTTCGTGGTGTTTCTGGTTTCATTTGAGACAACGTTTGGATTGCTTCCGCCATTCAAATTGAACGTGTCAGCAAACCAGTCTCCAACATCACCAAACCAACCACTTATTGAATCACCGACATCTCCGAACCAACCGCATACGTTATTCCATGTATCGCTGAGCCAATTGCCCACAGAGTTGACCGTATCGTTAAGCCAATTTGAAAAGCCATCAATGACCCCGCTAAAGAAATCGCTGATTGTTCCGACAAGGTCACCTATCCATGATGCAAAGCTTCCTATTGATTCCTTAATCCAGCTGAAGAATCTGCCGAATTTTGAAAATACCGAATCAACCGCACCACCCATTAACCCGGTGAAGCTAGAAGAAAATGAGCTTGTCTCATCACATACTCCGCCAAATACTGAAGCGATGTTATCCACCATCCATTTAATGGCATCAATAATGAAATTAAGAACATCTAGTATCGGACTAAGAAGCTCAAATATAACTTCAAGAATCGGTCCGAGAACCGTAGAAAGAACATCACAAATGACCTTAAGCAATGGTTCTAATGCCTCGAGAACAACAGCGATGACATCAAGAAGCAACGATAGAGGCTTCAACAAAGTGTTTAAAAGAGGCTCAAGCGCATCAAACAAAACTGAAATGACATCGATGATAACGCCAATTATCTTAAATATCGGCTGCAAAATCTTTATTATCACTTCAAGAATCGGCTTCAAAATACCAGCTAATAAATTAACAACCTGAACAACAATCTTGATAACGACTTTAAGAACGTCAACAACACTTCGAATGATGTCGATCAAGACACCTAATATAGAATCAATGAGACCTGAAAGCGCATCGACCAAGTCAACAACAAGGTCAATTATGAGTCCCAAAATATCAGAGATCGGATCAAGCAAATCGATGATAACATCAAGTACTTCTACTATTAGACCCGAAAGCTCATCGACAATAGTTTCGATTATCGGAGTGAGTTTCTCGACGAGCTCAATAATTATGTTGATGATCTTTTGAATTGGCCCCATGAGCTTTTCAAGAAGATCGACAATAACGTCAATCACTCTGTCAACTAGTCCTAAAATAACTTCAATGACCGGTTCTAATTTGACAAGAACGTTTGAAATCAAATCGACAATCTTGCTTAACAATTCCTGAACGATATCAATCACTCTTCTCAAAAGGGCTCTGAACTTCTCGTTTTTCAGTAAAAGCGCAGCAATAACCGCGATAAGCGCTACCCAACCTAAGGTGGATGCCTTGATGGCAGTTCCGGCAATTGTTATGGCGCCTTTTGTTGCAGTAAAGGCAGTAACGACTGATTTGAGTAAGGGCACAACCTTTCCAACGATAGTCAAAACCGGTCCAATAGCGGCAAGCAAACCTGTGATCACAACGACCATTTTTTTAGTGCTTGACGACAGATTACTCCACCAACTTATTACTTCTCTTACTTTTGGAATGACCTTCTCCCTCAAAACATCAATGACTTTGTTAAAGGCAGGTACGAGTTCCATAGCAAGCTCGGTTTTAAGTTCACTGAAGCTTTGCTTTAGTTTGGTAACATTATCGGTAACCTCGCCAGCGATTCCGGCTTGTTCATTAGATACGATTCCCAGTTCCACCGCTTCGTCTTTTAGAGCTTCGACTTGTTCAGACGTTGCCGATAAAACCTGAGTCAATTCGCTGCCTAGTTTATCGCCAAATATCTCGTTGGCAATTGCTGTTCTGGTCGCTTCATCACCGCATTCCGATAACGCGTCTCTCAGCTTCTCAAACGCTTCTTCAGTATTTAGTCCTGCAAAATCCTCCGCGGTAAGACCGATTAGACTCAGCTTCTCATTAACTTCGTCAATATCACCCTTTGCTATATCACCAAGCATTCCGTTGACCTTGACAAAAGCCTTGAAAAGCTTATCGGAATCGACGGCGAGGATCTCACTTGCGTACTGCCACTCCTGATAGGCTTCAGCCGTCAAATAAACCTTTGATGCGGTATCGCCAATCTCGTCAGCGGATTCAAGAGCTTTATAAGACAAGGTGGCAAGTGCTGTCGTAGCTCCGACAATAGGAAGAGTCAGACTCTTAGTCAATGTCGAGCCAAGTTTTGCAACATTGTCCCAGTTCGCATTTCCTAAAGAGGTGATTTTTTTCTTCGTATTTTCAAGTTCAGCGTTAAGTTTTGAAACATCCGCTTCAGCATATGTGACGCTGCGTTGTATCTTATTGAATTCTTCTTGGCCTATAGAGCCGACTTCCAGGGCTTTCTTTCCTTCGGCGAGTTTATCTTTCTGAGCTTCAAGCTTCTGCTTTGTAATCTCCAATGTGGAGTTGAGAGATTCTTGCTTTTTCTTCCATAGGTCGACATTAGTAGGATCATATTTAAGCTGAGTGTTGATCGCCTTAAGATCCGCTTGCTGCTCTTTAAAATCACTTCTAAGGCTCTTAAGCTTGGTATCAAGCTCAGTTGTATCGAGTCCTAACTTAATGTTTAAACCTTTGATAGTTTCTGCCATATCTCTCACCTCCTACAGTAGAAATTTATCAATATCACTTTGTGAAGCCTCCACCTTTCCCTCATCACTGTTCTGTTTATTAAACAGATCAAGTAATTCGAGATAGGTATCGATATCAATGAAAAAGGCATCCCCTATTGAGATGCCCATTTGCGCTAGGTTGAAAATGATATTGCTGGTTGCTTTATGCCTGTCTTTGGTATTTCTAGGGATTTGTTGGTTTTGCTTTGCTTTTGGATTGCGTAAGAAACTCCCCAATAATACCTGTTATTGTTTCTAGCGTATCTTTATCGGTTATGATTCCAAAGTCAAAGCCATTCAAGAATTCTTCATAAGAGATCTTATTGAACGGCTTATTTAAAATGTAGATGATCTGGAACAAAACCTCGATGACCTTTGTTAGGTCTTTGGCATTCTTATTATCTACGCTAAGCTTTGTGACATCATCGAATAGGTCAGTCCCAAAAGTGTTTTTATAATCGATGATAGTGAATAGAGATGACCTTAATCTATACTCCTTCTCGCCGATTTTTACTGATTTTTCCATCATCTGTTTTCTCTCTTTCTACTCGTTGCTAGATGCTTTTAATGATGGAAGCTTAGGTGCGCTTTCAAGGAAGGCATCGTAGTTGGAATCGCCCTTATAAGCAGTGACGTGACTTGTATAGTTATCGTCATTAATCTTTATAGGACGTGCTGTAATAGTTAGCTGAATAGCATTTGCTTCAGCTGAGTCACCTTTTGTTTTAGTCGATTCGGAGACTGGCGTAGCTGTGCATAGGAAGTACCATACGCGTCTTGCCTTTACATCACCCTGGATTTCAAAACCCAAAGCAAAGGTTACGGGAGCAGCATTTGTGATTTCCACCAAATTTCCCTCTGTGGTTTCTTTATATCCTAGGATATTCTTTTTAAATTCATCGGTTAATTCAGTAAGCGTCAAAGTAATGGTTCTTCCACTATTTGAAACGAGCTGATGAACAATGGTATCGTCAGCGTTCACATTTGTGGTTCCGCCGATTAACTGACTGGAAAATTCCTGTGCGCCAGGAAGAGCGACTGGAGTTGCGTATGTCCAAGTCTCACCATCGACAGTTGAAGCCAATGAATAATGAACATTGCGAAGTCCGAAAGTAACAATATTGTTTTTTGCCATTTTTATATTTCCTCCATGGTAATTTCATATGCTCTACTGACTGATTTATCCATATTGATGTATTCACTAGTCAATGAATAAGAAAAACCAGCTTCCAATAAAGCGTTTTGAAGTTTAGTTTCAAGCGAAACATCCTTCTTTTTTGTGACTAAAGTAATCTGCAAGACACCCTTATAATAGATTGCCTTGTTATCGACATGCGTCATAGGACGACTCGATATTTCCTGATAGACAATATAAGGCAGTTCGACTTGCGTCTCATTGTCATAAACATTGGTTCCATAAAATACCTTGCCTTCAAGGACGCCGTTTAAAATATTGAATATGTCTGCAAGAGTCATACATTCTCACCTCTGATAATTCTCTTTATGTCCTCAATCATTTCAGGAGCAAAAGCATCGTAGGCAGGTCGCATGAATGGCTGTGCCGCTACATGTTTCCCGCTTCTGTGCCTGAAGCCAAGCTCAATCAAATGAACAAGCCTTCCCTTTGTCTTTGATGAGATGTAGATCGTCTTTTCGAGTCCAGAGCCCACTTCCGTTTTCACAAAAGAGTCTGCCAAATGATTAGTTCCGTATCCGCTTCTAGGACAATGCTCACTTACATAAGCAAGGACATCATCAGCTGCTTTTTCAAGCTTTGCCATAGCTTCTTCCTGAACATCATCAGAATACCCTTCTATAATCTCGGAAAGTTTATCTGGAAGTTTATCTAATTCAACATCCATTTATTTCCTCCTTATTAAGATCAGAAGTCACAAAATAAAGCTCTATGAACTGACCGGCTATGTATGTTCTTTCAACCTTGTAAATTACATTATTTAAGAGTGCATACTTGCTTCCATCATACGAAGGTGCCTGCAAAACCACTTTGAATTCAAAATTGACATCCTGCGATTTGGCGCTTTCATACTCACTCGTTGTGATGGACCTGATTATTCCGTATACTTCTTTCTTCGATGAGACCTCTAGACTCTTTGTGCCGATTGAATCAGTGACCGACCTAACCGACAAAAGGAAAAGAGATGCATTTCTGGCATTAGGAATCATGACTGATTACCTCGCTTCTTGTAAGCACAAGTTGACGAGCAAGAATATCAAAATTGGAAGGCAGTTCTTTGACGCTGCCATCACTTTTGAAACCATAGAAGGTCTTAACGTAGATAAGGATCAATGACTCCACTAAGGTATCATCGCTTTTGGCGTCTTCTTTGCTCAGTCCAATGGAGACCAAGTACACCTCACATGAATGGATGTGAAGCGTGATTTCGTCATCGGCAAATATATCTTCATTTGAGATCATCAGTGCTTTCTTAACTGTTGCTAAGAAACTCGTTTCATCCCTAGCTGCCATAATGCATCTCCTCCTTTAGCTAATTAGTTGAGCTTTCTTTGGCTGCGGCTGCGGCTTTCTTGACCCTTAAGAATCCGTTGTAGCCGACAACATTGCCGCCAGTGAAGACGGAAGCCTTGTAGCAGATAATGCCATCCTTGAACTTGTAATCAGTGGATTTCCCGATTTCAACTGGTGAGAAGACTGGGACTTCATAGTTCTTTAAGGAACCATAAGCAATGCAGTATTCTCCTGCAACGGTTGCAGAATCGGACAATGCCTTGCAATTTGAATTAATAACATAAGGAATGCCATCAATGGTTTGTGCAACATAGTCGATAGTATGGACTTTTCTGCCTTCAGCAGTTCTCAACTTGGCAAATGCTCGTAAGTCATTCTTGTTGAGGATAAGGCAGGCGCCACCTTCAACTTCCTCATCTCCGCCATAGGCAAAGACGATATCATCAAGGGTTGTATCGGTGATTTCGCTGATTTGGAGCGGAGTAGAATCCGCAAGAGCTACAGCTTCATCAGAGAAAATGCCTGTAAAGGTATTAGAAGTTCCAGCGCCTTTCAAGATTTGCTGAGAGATCTTCTTTCTTAGCGAAGTATTGATGTTCTTCAAAACTTCCGCCTGATAAGGGAGAGCTGGCAACTTCTCAAGTTCCTCAGTAATTTCGGTATAAGCAGTGATCTTGACTTTGGTAATAGTCAAATAACCGAATTTAGGCTCTGTTTCGGTATAGGCAGCCCCTTCTAGGGTTAATCCGGCATCCCCGCTAGACTTAACAAAGCTCTTCTTATAGGTTTCACCGCCGTTTAAGTTGACGACATTGACCTTGTCTACTAATGTAGACACTTCGCTAAATGGAACAGGTGAGATTTCGTTGGCGGTATGTTCAGGAAGCAAGATTTCATCACTGGCAACAGTAATGGTTCTACCTTCTTTGATATCCTTGCCGCGTTTCTCAAGTTCCTCAGTGGTCATCCCTTTTGTTTCGATGATTTGAAGAGGCTTCACTTCGCTCTTTGAAGCAATGTTCATCTTCTTCTCGATCATCGTTCTTTCCTCTTGGAGAGAATCGCATTCCTTTTCGAATGCAGCTAATTTGTCCACATCCTTTTCGTCAGTCGAGGATGTTCTGATCTCAGCCAATCTGGCCTCGATCTCTTCTTTTCGTTTCATTAAATTCATGATAATTTTTCCTCCTATATCCTTGTTTTAATGTTGATCTTGTTTCTGATAAGCTCTGCTTCCTTTTCACGTTTAGCTACATCCATAGCCTTTAGTTCGGCATCCACCAAATCTAAAGAGCGTGAGTAGATAGAAGTCCCGTCATAAGCGGGGAGGTCCACCACTGAAACATCGTAAAGTCGATCGATGCTTTCGATTTTTCTTAGTGGAACCTTAGCGCTTCTATCCCAGCTTTGTTTTGCAACAGTGAAGGCAAAACTCATCTTATCTAAAAGCCCGGCGCGGACCATCTTGTACACGTCCTCATTTGAGTGTGTATCCAACAGTTCTGCGTGAACCTTTAAACCATGTTCGTCTATGCTAAGAGTCAAAGACTTATTCTTTGTCCTAGCCAGAATCAAGAAGGAGTCCATGTGGTTGTACTTGAGCGGGACATCCCTCATCTGCGTGTTGGCGAGTGCCTCTGGAGTTACGATTTCCCTGAATACTCTTTCCTCATCGCCGATCAATGTTTCCTGATTGAATACTATTGCGTATCCCTCGAGGATCATTTTGCCTTCGGTTTCTTCAAATCTAACCTCGGCAAGTCTTGTTTCTTTATTGTTCATCTTCCGTGTCCTCCTTTGATGAATTTTCGTCTTCGTTCACTTGATATTTGTTCGCCTTAGATGCATCGACATAATTCAGAGACTGTAATCTCTTGTCCCCGCCTTCTACTGGCTCCAAGCCTAATAAAGACCTGGATTCATTAAGCGACATGATTCCAAGCCCCATGAGCTTTTCAATTGCACCAACTTTTGTATTCCAAGATGCATATTGAAGCCTCTCAGAAAAGAAGATGACTTCCTCTCCTCTTTGAAGCTGACCCTCCGTCAACAGTCCTAAAGAAAAAGCCTCGCTCAGCTGAATTGCGATAGGTTCTATCGTTGCCTCATAAAAGGCATTGAACTGATTTTCATCATAGCTGTTAGCAAAAATCTCAGGACTTACTCCAAAGTAATCTAGGATTTTGCTTTGAATGAATGAAAGTGTCTTCTCATCCACTAGCTTTGGATCAACTGAAAGCGGGACATAATCAGCTTTGCCGTCAATCGGAATGACAGAAGAATCAGCCTTCAAAGCCGTTTTGATGAGTCTGTTGAACTCATCGACCTGTTTCTGCTTATCCGTTTCTTTGAGCATTCCGTTTATCTTTAAGAGCCCTTTAATCTGAAACGATGAATAAACAGCACCTTCAATACCTTGAAGCAATGCATCATTGATTTTTAGTGTCTTTAAAATTGCCTCATGGCTTCCGCTGCTTGAGTTTCCTCCAAAGATCTCGTCCTTCCCATAAAACCTCTTTATGTGAATCACGTTCTCATAAGGGGTCAAATAAGAATTCCCCGTTTGAAAATAGAACTTCAGATAAAGTGAACCATCGCTGAACTCGACTGGTTCGACGATGGTAGGATTCAATGGGTAAAGACCCACCAAGTGATAATCCGATTTATCGTAAAGCGGATAAATGAAACAGTTGTCATTAAGCAAGAGCAAAGTAACAGCCTTATACAAGAATTGATAAGGAGTCATTATTTCATTTGGCTTAAACTTCAATGCAAATTCCAAGTCACCAGTCTTTTCAGTTTGCTGTCCTTTTTCATCTTTTTTAACGTGTCGCATCTTCAGCTTCCCGCATGCTGATGCAACTCTATCTATACAAATCGTTACGACATCACTATTAGTGATATTGTTTCCAAAAGGTACTAATGGAAGCTTGATATCATTAAGCAACTGGAACGCCTGTACAGGTTCTTGAGTTTTCTTTTTTCGTTTGAACAATCCCATAAATACCTCCTAACTCATCATGTTTTCGTATTCGATCTTGTGTCTATTCAAAATTGTATAGGCGATGATCAATGCAACTGCACCATCGATTCGCTTGTACTTTGAATTCAGTTTGCAAGGCTGAATATTTCCGTTTATATCGACCTTTGCCTGAGTGTTTGCAAGGCACCATTTAAGAATTGGATTGTCATCATAAACTACGATGTGATTCTTTAAGTCAGCTTCAAGCTGCTTCATCGGCTCAGACAAAGAAAAGACGCCTTGCCTTACTTCTTCCATATCAAACCCTGAGTCTTTCATCTCGTTGACCCAGTACCTTGAGTTCCATGGATCATACCCGACCCAGAGAGGCCTGACTCCATAGTCATAAACCATGTCCTTGAACCACTCTGTCACCTTTGTAAAGTCGTTTTGGCTCCCTTCCGTCAAGGTCAGAAGTCCTCTTTTAACCCAGATGTCGTATGGGACATTGTCCTCTTCTTTTCTCTTTTCGATAACCTCGCTTGGCATGAAGAAATGCGGGATCACATACTTCTTTCCGTTCTTTATAACAACAAGAACTGCTGCGGTAAGGTCAGTAGTCGACGATAAATCAACTCCGCCTATCGCATAGTTGTCAGACAAGTCTTTAAGTTCATACTTTTCCTCATTGTTTAAATCATCGAAAGTAAGCCACGATCCGCTTTCTAATTGCTTAATGTTAAAGTCTTTGCATAACATCGTCAGTCTAGTTGAAAGATCGTTTTTTGCTTTATTCATAATGTCCTCTAGATAGGAATACATCTTTACCGTCCCTAGAGATGGATTTGACTTTTGCCACGACTGCTCGCTTGCATAGATTTCCTTTTCGGAATCCTGGGTATAAAGCCAAGGCAGCAATCTTTCGTCATTGATTTCGCCTTTGATTATCTTCCTGCAGTATTCGAGCTTCTTTTCAAGGAACCCTCCCACCACATTTCCTTCAGTAGTAATGATGAAGATAAGCGGCTGCTTCTTGGTCGATTGAGACTGCTTTATTGCGTCATAGACCTTCGAATCAGTCATCTGATGGACCTCGTCGATGCATCCAACTTCTATGTTGTAGCCATCAAGATTTCTCGACTGGGCTGATAGCTTCTTGATTTTGTTCTTAGTCTTGGGAGAGTAGATATGGTAGATGTTCTTTCTACTTCTGCTTGGCTTTGAAAGGGCACGAGACTGTTCCCTCATGTTGTTGATTTCATCAAATAGGATCGATGCCTGATCGTTGGTGTTTGAGGCGCAAACAATGTCCACTCCGCCGCGCGACAGGAAAAACTCGGCCAGATCGATTCCGGCCACGAATGTCGTCTTGCCGTTTTTTCTAGCAACAAGAAGCACCACCTCGTTGAACCTTCTTAGGCCTGTTGCCTTGAACTTAAAGCCATAGGCGACCTGAAGAATCGTCTTTTCCCAAAGCTCAAGAATAAAGGGCTTCCCGTTAAACGGCGACTTCGTATGCCTGCAGAACTTCTCAATGAAATCAATTCTCAGGTTTCCGGGCTTTTCGTCATAAACGTATCTGGGATCAGAGAGGTCCTTCACAAGCCCCTCGATGACCGCCATCAATTCCTGGCCTATGATGATTTCCCTGTTCTTGGCTTTTTCGTAGTATTCAAGAAGATAGTTACTCATTGGACTCGCTAATGAACTCATCGAATTCGTCATCCTCGTCGATGTTGTCTTTCCCTATGATGGCATTCAAGGTCCTGATTATGCTTTGGTACACCGAAAGGCTTTGAAGATAAGTCTTATAGTAAAGCGACTGACGCACATTCCCTTTACTAGACCTTTCAACGGATCCATATCTTTTCACTTTATCTTCGATGCCTGTGAGCTCAACTTTAAGGAAAGCGGCCTTCAGTATAAGGTCATCGACCAGTTCGGCTTTGGTTGGCTCCACGTTTTGAAACAAAGCCTTCAAACGTGCGTATTCTGCGCTGATTTTATCTTCCACGATTAATTCCTCCTATAACTAAAAAAGAGCCCTAGCGAGCCCTTTGTTGCGATTTGCCTTTTGTCTTTATTCCTCAGGCTTTTCAAATATTTTTCTTGGAACCAGTAGAGCGTTCCCGACATACTCTTTATCAAATAAGATGGATGCAAGCCTATTTCTTTTAAGTCCTATAAGCAGTCCTTCTTCATTTACAACCGTCAGGAAATCAGGAAGTATCTCTGATCCGATTTCAATGTATCCATCAACCGCCTTTTGAAGTTCTTTCAAAGAGAAGTATTTTCCGCTTGGCTTTATGAGCTTCAGTTCCGTTGGCGTGATCATTAAGGCAGCATCCTTAGCTCTAATTCTGCTTAGGAAGATTCTATAAGGAAGCACGACTTTTACATTGCACTCATCGCAGCATGTCTTTCCCGCAATCGGAAACGGATTGTTGCCATGGCCTTCGATTTCTTTACCGCAGATACAGCATTTCATTTTTCGCCTCCTTCTTTCATCCCTTCAGACAAGCCGAGCTCGTAAGCCTTCTTCATCGCAGCTTCAAGTCCCCAGACCGACACATCGATGAAATCAAGCGAATCGCTCATTCTCTGCTCAAATGTTTCGAATGTGACGAAGTTTTCCTTTGCAATCCTTGTCAGTTCTTTTCTTAGTTTTTTCTCTGTCATACTCTTTTTTCCTTGCCTTCACACCTTTCTCTACTTTATTTTGAAAAGTTCGACTGGCATGTAGCTTGTGTATCTTGGATAGTCGTAGCCTTCGCTTTCAACCAAGATGCCATAGTCATAGCCTTCGCAAACAACGAAGATGCAATGCATGCGCCCTTTATCGTCTTCATACATTTTTTCTTTGTTCTCTTTCACGTAGTCTCTGTCCAGAAGCGGATTGTGAATGAGATCTTCAAATTCTTCTTTTGTGAGCCTTACCACCTTTTCGATGACCGCTTCGGTTTGAGGGTATATTTCCTCAGGTGTTGGTTTTCTTGTGAAATTGACTTTCATGTTTGTGTCCTCCTTGCCATTTGGCATACATATACATCGCTCTTGTTTCTCACTATAGCAAGTTAATAATTTTGTTAATTGAAACAGGCGTTTTGTGGCCTTTTTCGCATAGCTTGAACACAAACCCGACTTAGATTTAAAAAGCCCACACAAGCCAAGTGTGAGCCCAAGTTTCAGGTTTTGTTCATGCTTCCTTGATGACGATGAAACTATCAACTTCGGGAATAATCGCACAGCCGCCCCATGTCCCATGAATCTGATTAAGGGAATCGATGTATTCGACTTTTCCAATTCTGTCTGCATAAGTAGGCTCATCCTTCATTTCGACAATCTTAATTGTGTCGCCGACTTTCACTTTCATCACTTTATCCTCCATGCTCCGTATATGGTCAAGTAACCGCAATCCCAAGTATCAAGAAGCTCTCCGTTTTTAATGCAGCTGATGTGGCTTCTCACTTTCACGATGTATGTGCCTTCCTTATGACCATCAAGGAACTGCCATAGTTTTTCCCTCGACTCGCCTTCATGGGCTTTGAATTTAATCGTTTCATAACCGAGCTTCTCAAGCCAGACTCTAAGAAAGTCATGATCCTTATAAGAATCAAATCCGAGTTCTGTTTTCGCTCTGTTGAGTTCCCTTCTTGTCTCCATGTAGTCTTTTTCGAAGGCTGTGCAAACTGCTCTGACGACGCAGTCTTTAACCTTAAGACCATCTGGATGGGCATTATAGAATCTGAAGCTATCCGTCTTATGATAGATAAGATTTAAATCCATATTTATTCCTCCCATGGCCTGTTGAGCCATTTGACGAGTTCCCTTGACGAATTCGTCTCGAATATTGCGTTTTCCCAGTGTCCTTCGCCATCAGAGGTTCTTCCATAGACTGTATATTTGCTTTTGTTCCAGCTGCAGCCGAACTGAACTGTGAACTGGACATTGCCGTTTTCGATTGAGCAGATTCTGAAGTCATCATAGAGCGGTCCGTTTAGCGGGCAGTTGTTTTTGAAGAACAAATAGGTCTTGTCAAGCTCAACCTTCCCACCGTCTTTAATCTGCTTTACCACCCCTCCAAGTTTGTAGGTCTTATTTCTAAGGGATGAATCCCTGCAAAACCAATCAAACCAGCCTGCTTCGATCTGGGTCTTTCTGTCGTATGCGTCATAGATCCCTTTGTTGAAATTCGATATCCATTGTCTCAGTGTTTGCTTTTCCATTTTCGTTTTCCTCATTAGTTGTTCTCAGCTTTGAGAATCATATTAAGTGCCTCTTTGGCTTCATCGTCGGTTGGCTGTATGTCCCATCCTCTTTCGTAGCTGCAGACTATCTTGCCTTCGAGCTTAATCATGAGTTTTGAAATTCTGCCATCATTGATTCCATAGACGCTTCCAGTGTCGTATTGCTTAATCCAGTAACGGTAGACTTTGCCGTTGATTTTCAGTGTTCCTTCTTTCCACATAACCAGTTCCTCCTATTCGATGTTCTCGAGACCGTCTTCAGCCTCTTGGAGGGAGCTTGCTGCTTCCTCGACCGTTCCGGCTGTGTCGTCGAGCCACTCCTGTCTTTCTTCCTGAAGGCCAGTAAGTTCTGACCTTCCTTCATAGGGTTCGATGTTTCCGGACTCGCTTTCGATGTCGCTTTGGAGATCTTCCAGTTCAACTCTGATGTCGCCGATCTTTTCCTTAAGTTCCTCGATGCGTTTCTTGAGCTGCGTCTTTGTGTTGTTTGCCATGCCGTTTTCCTCCTTTGGCATACATATACATCGCTCTTGTTCCGCGCTATAGCAAGTCAATAATCGTCACTATTGAAAAGATTTAGAATGTAACAAAAAAACACCGATTTCTCAGTGTTTTATGTTGAATATAGGCAGTTTTCAAAACTTTCTAACCCTGGAATTTTTGCCTCGCGCATTTTGGAGGTGGGGGCGAACGGTACTTTGCAAGTCAGGCTCAAATCACTAGGCGGGGGTCATCCTTCGTACTTTGGCTGAAAGTAATACTGAAGCAATCCTTCAAGGAAATTTAGTGTTATCTTTCCAAAAGAAGCATCAATAAGAACATCAAACCTTTCACAGTTTGCCTGAACCCATCCCTGCCAGTTTGTAGAATTAATCATCGTCATCCCTGAATCATCAATTAAACTGTTGGTTAAAGTGCTTGTTCCACTATCTCGAAAGTAGTGATGGCTTTGATATCTTGCATTTGAATTTAAGTTTGCCTGGCCAACTTTCAAACACAGGTTGTCCGCTGTATAGAAGAATGTGTACACCGCCATTTTACCATCAGGAAGTCTAAGTGGTTTTTGGCCTGCGGCTTGATGTATAACATTAAAGTTTTGTGTTGTCAGAGGTTTACCAAGTTTAGCCGATTCATTTATGATTAAATTTGTTATATTTGAAATAGTTTGCTGAACATTCATCATTATTTGCACCTCTTCTTTTGTAAAAAATTATATCATGGCTGCTGCTTTTTTACCATATTACCATCTTCATCAAACCCATATTTTCCAGAACCTTCAAATCTTCCATGCACCTTGTTATGACACTCATTGCAGAGAAGCATAAGGTTATCCTGATTAATGCTTATCTCAGGATCGCTCACATTCTCCGGAGTCAGATGAACCATATGATGGACCTCGGTCCCGATTCCGCCGCACATCTCGCATCTTCCGCCAGCGGACGCGATCTTCATTGCACGCGCTATCTTCCACTTGTCGCTTCGGTAGAACCTTTGGATGGCGCTGCAGTCCTTATTTTTTGTAGTCTTTAAAGTATTTCTTAAGGACATAGGCCTTGTTGGTCCTTTCCCAAGGGACAACGATGTCGGTTCTGCCGATGTGGCCGTATTTTGCTAAATCGTAGTAGCAGATGTCATCGCTGATGATCTCGTTCCTGATGGCACTTGGGCTGAAGTTAAAGAACTTCAAGACGACATCCTTGATCTCATCATTCGTATACCTGCTCGTTCCGAAAGCATCGATGTTGACGGCGACCGGAGCCGAAACCCCGATAGCATAGGCGACTTGTACTTCGCACTTCTTTGCGACACCAGAAGCCACGATGTTCTTTGCCACATAACGCGCATAGTAAGCAGCGCTTCTGTCAACCTTGGTAGCGTCTTTACCAGAAAAAGCCCCACCGCCATGACGACCGACACCACCATAAGTATCACAGATTATCTTTCTTCCAGTGAGACCGCAATCGGCATAAGGACCGCCTTTTATGAACTCGCCTGTCGGATTAATCAATATTTTTGTGTTTTCATCAATGAACTCCGGCGGAACGACCTTCTTGATGCACTCGTTGATTATGAATGACTCGTAGAATTCCCTGGTTGCTTCCTTGGTTGTTTGCTGCGATACGACGATTGTACTGGCTCTAACGGGCTCGTCGTTTCCGTTATACTCAACCGAAACTTGGCATTTTCCATCGGATCCGAAGAACTGCGGTATATGCTTTGTGAGTTCATCCATCTTGATGGCGATTCGTCTTGCCAGAACAATCGGAAGCGGCATAAGCTCAAAGGTTTCATCTGTGGCATATCCATACATGATCCCCTGATCTCCCGCACCATCCTTATCTACTCCAACAGCAATATCCGGGCTTTGCATCGAAATCCTGACAACAAACCTGTATTTATCTAAGTCTTTGTATCCGAGTTTGATTAATACATCTTCGGCTATTTCCTTAACGTTTACAATGGCTTTGCTTGTCACCTCTCCGGCGATGACGACCATATCGTCCTTAATCAATGTCTCGACCGCGACTCGGGATTTTTTGTCTTGCTCTAAGTACGCATCAAGGATTGAATCGCTTATCTCGTCGCATATTTTGTCAGGGTGTCCCTTGAACACCATTTCGCTAGTTAATACCTTCATTTATAGGCTTTCCTCCATTAATTTTCATTTTTTAGCTTTGATTACTCACTCAAAGCACTTTTTCATCTTCTTCGATGTGATAGTCAGCGATATCCTTAAGACTGAATTTTTCACCATTCCTAAGAAGGTATGAGTTTTCGTAACCCTGAACGAATCTTAGGTATCGCTTGACTATGACATCTACATACCTCTCATCTATTTCCATGAGATATGCACTTCTTTGAATTTGCTCAGCCGCGATAAGCGTTGAGCCGGAGCCGCCGAATAAATCAAGCACAAGATTGTCTTTTCTGCTTGAGTTCTTGATGGCCCTTCCGACAAGCTCGAGTGGCTTCATGGTCGGGTGAAGATCATTTGCCTTCGGCTTGTTATATTCCCAGACTGTATCCTGGGTTCTGTCTTCGATGAAATAATGGCTCCCGCCTTCCTTCCACCCATAAAGAATAGGCTCATGCCTCCAGTGATAATCCTGTCGTCCCAGGACTAAGGAATTCTTGACCCACACAAGGCATTCGGCAAGTTTGAAACCTGCATCGATGAATGCTCTTCTGAAATTCAAGCCTTCGGTGTCGGCGTGACAGCAATAAATCGAGCCTCCCGGCTTTGTGACTTCGGCCATATTCTTAAATGACTTAAACAAGAAATCCTTGAAGTCAGTATCTTTCTGTTTATCGTTTTGGATTTTCATCCCGTTTGATCCTTCATAGTCGACGTTGTAAGGAGGATCGGTGAAGATCATGTCGGCAATTTTCCCGTCAACAAGCTTCAAGACATCCTCTTTGCTTGTCGCGTCACCGCACATCACCCTGTGTTTTCCTATAATAAAAACATCGCCCTTCTTCGCATATGGATTCTCAGGCAATGCTTCGTTCTCATCGAATTCATCTTCCATGACCTCTCGGTCCATTATCTTTTCAAGATCGGTGAATCCGAATTGCTCCATGTCGATATCTATGGAACCTAATTCTTCCTTTAATTTGTCAAAGTCCCAATCGGCCAATTCAGCCGTCTTGTTGTCAGCGATCCTAAACGCCTTAATCTGGTCTTCAGTTAGATCATCGGCGATTACGCATGGGACTTCATCAATTCCCAGTTTCTTGCAGGCCATTAATCGTGTGTGCCCTGCAACCACCACGTTGTTCTTATCGATAATGACCGGAACCTTGAAGCCAAATGAATTAATCGAATTCGCTACGGCATCTACTGCTTTTTCATTTTTTCTTGGGTTGTTCTCATAAGCCTTGAGATCCGCTATCTTCATCGTCACTACATTCAGTCTGTTCGCTGCCATCGTTCCATTCCTCCTTTCCAGCCTCTATTCGTTTTTCAAGAAGCTTTATTTCCTCATAGCGCTCGCTATATTCGCGCCCGAAGTGCTTTGTGAGTAGGTACACAATTGACTTATAGTCTGGTCCTACCTCTTTCTCAATTTTCAAAACACGTCGCTTCTGTTGATTTCCTTTTCCTTTGTCCTCGATAATCTGCTGGGTTTCCACCGTTGAATAACCCATTGCCCTTTTATAAAGCGCCCCGACAAGATCTCTTTTGAGATCTAGCCTCGAAGCCTCGACAAGCGCCGCAATATCAGGGATGCTTCTTCTTCATTCGAGAAAAAGTAACCTCGATATGTTTAGGTGCTCGCACATCTCCCTTTGAGTGACCAGCTTCTTGTAGCAATCTTTGATAAAAGCGACAATGGTATCAAACTCGCCATTATCTTTCCAGACTTGATAAAGGTCTCTTTGTCCTTTTGCCATTTTCATCCTCCGTTTCATGCATCAAAAAAGCCCTCAGGAATTTAATCCGTAAGGGCCTGTTTTTTATGTATCTCTACATTTTACATTATATTGGACATGCGACCTATCCTGCAACTCTACTCATACTCTACTCATACTCTACTCATACTCTACTCGACTATCCTCTTTGGGTATTTCGACCAAAAGGAGTGCTTTTCCATGGAGCCTATAGACATAAGAGTCGGAAAAAGATAATTCCGATGCGATGTCAGTCCAGTTTTTGAAGGCGACATAGCGAAGCATCAGGACTGCCTGATAGCTCGTATCGTCTATTTTCATGATGACATCGCCCAGCTCTTTCTGCACCTTGGCCAGTTCTTCTTTTTCCTTCTTGACCCTGTCTTCCCAGTCAAGCCTTTTGTAAAGCCATTTTTCAAATGGTGCCTTAAAGCTTCTGGTGCGGTCCACTACTTCCTCATCAAATTGCGGAGTAGGAATCGACTGCTCCAGCCTTTTGAGATTATCGATAATTGCCTCATGGCTTCTGATCGTGAGATTAAGCTCACGGCCTTTTGATAGATATTCTTTTGCTGTCATCAGCATTTGCCTCCTATTTCCGCTTTCACCGCTTCGATCAGCGAGTCCTGCACTTTTCCCTTTTTGGAGATCGCTCGCATCACATATTCGTCAATGGTGCCCGTTGTGATGATGTGAATCACCACAACCGTCTTGTCTTTTTGCCCCTGCCTATAGAGACGTGCTATGGTTTGCATATAGAGCTCAAGACTCCAAGTAAGCCCGAACCACACAATGGTTGATCCTCCGCTTTGGAGATTAAGCCCATGACCAGCACTGGCTGGATGAATAAGACCGACTGCTATCTTCCCTTCATTCCACTTGCTGATGCTTGAAGAGGAATCCAGCTTTTCGTATTCGATGCCCTTAGCCTTTAATCTTCCCTCGATTCGTGAAAGGTCGTGCTTGAACCAATAGGCAACCAGAAGCGGCTTCCCATTTGCGGCTTCAATTAAGTCCTCTAAGGCATCAAGCTTTCTTTGATGAATTTCCTTCACGCCTTTTTCGTCTGTATAGATCGCCCCATTTGCCAGTTGGAGCAGCTTATTCGATAACGCCGCTGCATTCGATGCCGTAATCTCGTCTTTATCGATATCAAGGGTCATTTCGTCTTTTAACGACTCATAGACTTTTCTTTCCTTTTTAGACAGTTCGACCTTATAGGTGTTTGAGACAAGCTCAGGCATTCTGATGTGATCGGTTGCCTTCATCGAAATAGTGATATCGGATATCTGCCTGTATATTTCATCTTCAGCACCCGGAAGCGGTTTATAGGAAAATACAACCTGTCCATTTGTCTTATCTGGCCTGAAATAGGCTTCTCGGTAATGCGTTATGAACCTTCCTAGTCTTTTGCCATAATCGAGGATCCTGAACTCAGCCCACAGATCCATCAGTCCGTTGCTTGCAGGAGTTCCTGTTAAGCCAACAATCCTGTTTATTCTCATTCTGACTTTGTTTAATGCCTTAAACCTAATCGACCTATAGTTCTTAAAGGATGAAAGCTCATCAATAACAACGGTATCAAAGTCAAACGGGACTCCGCTTTTATCCACCAGCCACTCAAGGTTCTCCCTGTTGATTATGTAGATGTCAGCTTTTGCCCTTAAGGCTCTGAGTCGTGTTTCCTCGCTTCCGACCGCTAGAGATGATTTTAGATCTTCAAGATGGCTCCACTTTTCAATCTCAGCGGGCCAAGTATCGCGCGCAACCCTCAAAGGACCTATGATCAAGACCTTATGTGCCTCAAAGGAATCAAACAGGAGGTCGTTAATCGCAGTGAGTGTAATTACTGTTTTACCAATTCAGCCCAAGCCCATATCAAGCAATAATGCTGAAACGGGCTTGGTTTCGATAAAACGAGTCGCATATATTTGATAATCATGTGGTTCGTATATCATCAATAATTCCTCCTATCTGGTTTTTGTCATCAAGGACATAGACCTTGAATCCAAGTTTTGCTAATTGATCGTGCCTTCGCTTTTGGATAGGTCTTGGTTTCTTTCCTTTGGCTTTAACCTCAACAAATCCAATCTTCCCATAGCTTATAAGCACAAGGCGGTCTGGCATTCCTGCATAACTCGGGCTCACAAACTTGAGTGCCAAACCACCGCTTTTTCCAACTTCATGAACGAGTCTTTGTTCTAATTTTTTTTCTTCTGCCATTTTGTGTACTCATCCCAGGCCTTTTTAAAGGCTTCGATGCATCTGTCACAGGCGTTGTTCATATCTAGGTAGTTATCTATTCCAGAAAAGCTATTTTTCTCTGTGAAAGTTTCATCATCCTTTATGTCTCTAGCTAAATCGCCGATTGGCGAATCATCATCAATATGGCGCTTGATAATCCATGTCTTGAAATTCATTATTTTCCTCCTTGTGCAACCTCTACGACCTCTGTTCTGTAACTTCTCTTAGGCATTATTTTTTTATCCCCTAGGAGAAGTTATAGAAGAGACATAGTAGAGGTTGTCATTGAGCTTATTGGATTAGTCCAAAATGCCCATGAAATCGACGTTTTCGGTGTTTAACTTGATTCCCTTAAAATATCGCTTTCTCTTTTCAACGAAGCGTGTACATCCTATTTTTTCAAGTTCTCCGTAAAAATCTGCCGTGCTTCTTACAAACTCATTCGTCTGAAGACAGTAGTTTCTATACGCTATGTAAAGGTCATTTGAGCCCTCAAAAGAATCTGCGTCTATTTCACAGCAGTCCTCTATAAAGTGATGAAACCAGTCATTTTGTTCCTTGTAATCATTGATGGCATCTTGCACGCACTTTGGAGGCAATATCTTGAATCCGACATCAATGACTTTTTTTGCTCCTTCGATGATCCATGAAAGGATATATTCGCCTGCGTTTTCGTATAGAAAATCACCATAGTTTTTGATGTCGCCCTTCCCCGTTAGTTTGCTGCTGAAAGGGATGACTATAAGCCTGCGCCAGACACCATCATCTGTGGCCGACACCCTTGGAAGGTGATTGGTATAAAGCACCAAGGTGTGGCATGGCTTGAAACTGAAAGGTGACTTGTATTTCTTCTCGGCAAAAACATCATCAGTTGAACATAGCTGCTTTACCGTTGAATCGTTGAGTCTAGCGCCCTCTTGGCTTTCAGCGGCAATGAGCAGTCTCTTTCCGTTCATTTCTGCCATTTCCGGTTTGACGTTTCTTTTGCATCCGACCGTCAGGGTATCAGCCGATAAGTTCCCAGAATAGAGGCCCAAAGTCCTCGATACTGAATTCCAGAAAGTCGACTTGCCATTCCCGCCGTCCCCATAGGCAATAATCAATGCTTCGACATATACTTTTCCAATGGCTGCCAATCCGCAAATGCTCTGAACATAATCTATTAGTTCTTGGTCTTTGTGGAATATCAGATTCAAAGAATCGAGCCACAGTTCTTTTCCTTTTTCACTTGGTGAAACGCTTGTGATCTTGGTAATGTAGTCTTCAGGATCATGCATCTGAATTCCTGCTAGGCCTTTTCTCAAATCGTAGGTTCCGTTTGGAGTGTTAAGCAAAAACTCGTTATTATCGAAAGCGCTCATGTCTATTTCGAGAAGCGGTCTTGCTTCCTTTAAAGTTGCTGTGATATTTTTTGAACTTCTACGGTCTATGCAATACCTTTTATATGCCATAAGCTCTTGATAGTTGTTATATATTTTCAATTGATCAGGAGATAAAACTGAGTCAATCTTATTTTTCGATACACTTGAAATGGCACTCAAGGCACCGCTTCCGTCAAGTTCTTTTTTTGCCTTGATGATAAGTTCGTTCGCTTCGTTCAGCTGACGACGAGTGAGCTCTTGAGCTATAGCCTGCGAACCCGGTTCAGACTCCTTCCAGTATGTTCCCTGATATCTGACATATAGGGTTGAAGGACAGTATCTGAGTTCATTTTGAAAACAATTTCTCAAGACCTCCGCCTGCCCTACGTCCGAATAATCCGCGGGTTTATATGAATTCAGGTCATTATATTTTTCTGGAGAGACATAGTTTTTATCCTTTAGAACTGTATTTTTGTAAAAGTGTCTTGCACTATTCCAAATAAGCTTAAGCTCGCTGTCTTCAAGTGGAGGAGTGCATTTCTTTGACTCTTGAATGAATGCCTCATGGGATTCATCGTTGTCGCCATATCTTTTTAGGACACGTCCGGCAAAATGCGACATTGTCGAATTTCTGGATCCCTGCTTGATGGGGCTTTTATCAAGACGAGTGTCAAATTCATATTCCTCGATGAAGTCTGTCAGCTGTTCATATCCTTCAACCATCTCCACCTTTGCCTCGCTCGTACCGAAAAAGAAGCGAGCTGCATCCAACGCGTTTTTATCAAAATAAGGAAACAGATCGCTTACCTTGCGCTTGAGTTCTGCATATTCTTCTTTGCTTTTCACTTCTCTAATCGGAAACAAAACATGAAACTTAGGTCGTGGTTTCTTCCCGTTTTTGTCTTTCATATGTGAGCGGCTGTAATGAACAGCAAAAGCTACCCCAGGAAAAGCCTCTTTGATATCGACAACGTCGACCCACTTTCCCTCATCTTCAGAATGATCGTTATCGCAATCAAAAGCTAAGCAGTCAGAGCTTATAAAATTATTGATGTTTCGATAATTTTCCTTATATTTTGCACAGACATAATCGTGTGATATTGCCTTTTTAAGGGTCTCAGCATCAACTACCTCTATCTTTTCTGGATATAAACAATTGCTTGAAACACCAGTACATTTCGAACTAAATAAGGTAAACATTATATTGATTCCTCCTATAAAATCGCTGCAATTCCTTAATCTTTCTGATAAAAACCGCATTCATATCCATCTGCTTTAAGACATAAGTCCTCGCACCAACTTGGATTTTTGGTCATTAATGAAATAACCTCATCGCAAGTGAGACTTTTTGGTGCATCTATGATGACTTCATCGTGAACATGCATGACGATGTCATATTCGGATAAATTGTTAATCGAGTTACAAAGAATATCGCGTGCGGTTCCTTGAACGATATTTTCTACGAACTTTGGTCCATAGGATTCTATTCGTTCCCACTTCTTCGCTTCGCCGACCCCTTCGTAGGTGATCTTCTCGCTCCCGGACTCGTAAATAATGATTTTTGGCTTCACGTAAGCAAGACGCCTTTTAGAAGGTAGAGTAATGAACAAGATTCCGCTTTGAACGCTGAATACAAGACCATGTGTCTTTTGAAAGATTCTGGTTTTAATCGCATTCTTGACTGCCTTATCGACATCCCACCAGAACTTCACGATCGCAGGATTCGCCTCACGCCAGGCTTTTACCAAAGGCCCGAGTTCCTCTTGCCTAAGACCCATATCAAGCGCCCCCATGGCCGTTAAAGCGCCAACGCTGCCGCCATAGCCAAGCGCAAGCTCAGCGATCTTCCCCTTTTGCCTCAATTCACCGTTGATCCCATGCTTTACGACCGGGACCTTGAACATCTTTGAAGCTGAAGCACAGTAGATATCTTCTCCTTTTTCAAACGCTTTGAGTCTCCAATTTTCATGTGCATACCACGCTATTACGCGGGCTTCGATGGCGCTGAAGTCGGCGACTATGAACTTGTTGTTTTCACGGGGGATGAAAGCGGTCCTGATAAGCTGGGATAAGGTATCCGGGACGTCTTCGTAAAGAAGCTTAAGGGCTTCCATGTTCCCGTCCTTCACTAGGTTCCTGGCACTCTCCAAATCTTCAAGATGGTTTTGAGGCAGGTTCTGAAGCTGGACGATCCTGCCTGAGAACCTTCCACTTCTATTGGCTCCATAAAACTGAAACATCCCATGGACCCTCCCGTCAGAACACAAGACGTTTTCCATCGCCTGGTATTTCTTGACCGATGATTTGGATAGCTGCTGTCTAAGCGTCAGAACGTTTGCGATGTCGCCACTCTCG